CCATACACATTCACTAATGAAGATGTTGGCATGGTATTTCATTTAACAAATGACTATTATTTGAAAAAAGTAATGGATAAATGGCAAAACTTACCGGTTGACCCTATAAACCATGTGGTAAGATATAAAGATGAATATACTTCTGATATAATTATTCAAGCATTGAATCAAAAGAACTCGCCGATATATGGAATTAAACTGACACATGCATATCCTACTTCAGTAAATAGTATTTCATTAGATAATGCAGCCTCAGATATAACATCAGAGCTACAAGTAAATTTTGCGTATGATACAATTGAAGCGCATGGAGCAATAGATGCGATGGTCGCAGGAGCAGATGGTCTGCTTGATGGCCTTAGGAATCTATTTTAAAATATAATAAAAGGAAAATTAAATTATGGCATTACCAAAATTAGAAACACCGACCTACGAGACGATTATTCCGTCTACAGGTCAACCGATTGAGTATCGTCCTTTTCTTGTGAAAGAAGAAAAAATATTGATGATGGCTCAAGAATCGCGGGACCCTGCTCAGGCGATTAATGCATTAAAAAGAATTATCAAATCATGTACATTTGATAAAGTCGACCCTAATGCATTGACCACTTATGATGCAGAGTTCTTATTCCTACAGCTTAGAATAAAATCTGTAGGTGAGACAGCTGATTTTCAACTTCCTTGTGAAGGTTGTCAGCAATTACAAGATGTGAAAGTTGATTTAACATCAGTAGAAGTACAATATCCAAAAGAAAAACCAGAAACAAATATCAAATTAAACGAAACGGTTGGAATAACACTCAAATCATTAACATTGAATGATGCGATTGGTATGAAACCAGAAGAAATGGACGATATTAGTGCTATGGTCGCTGTTGTTATAGATACAATTTACGACGAAGACAATGTCTATAAAGCTTCTGATTGTTCTAATAAAGAACTAAAAGAATTTGTAGACCAACTAAGTCACTCTCAACTAGAAAAAATCCAAGCGTTCCTAGTTTCTCAACCCGCTATTGAGAAAGATGTAACTTTTGGATGTACAAATAAACCAAAGGATAAAGATTGCAGCGGATGTAAAACAACAGTTACATTGAAAGGACTCGCGGATTTTTTCGCATAGGCCTTTCACACGATTCATTAGTCAATCATCTTCAGACTAACTTTAATATGATGCAGCATCATAATTATAGTTTAACTGAATTAGAAAATATGTTACCGTGGGAAAGGCAAATATATGTTTCCTTACTTATAGAACATATTAAAGCTGAAAACGAAAGATTAGAAAGACAACAGATGCAGTCTAAATAGGATAAACATATGTCAGACGAATTAAACAGAAAAGCAGTAACTGAGAATACCAAATCTATTAGAGATTTGACTAAAGCGTTTCGTGAACAGGCGAAAGCTGGACGAGATAGTTCTGCTGATGATGAAAATCAAAAAGGTACTGGCATACGAGCAATCGATAATAAGATTGATGAAATCAAAGAGGCTTTTAATAATAATACTACGGTAAAATTCTTAAAAGACCCAGTAGGTTCTATTGCAGGAGGTATGAGAAATGTACTTAAGCCAATAACAAGTATTGGTGATAGTTTTTCTAATGCCTTTAAGAAAATAGGCGGATTCTTTGGTGGCGGTAAGAGTACAAAATCTGATAAGCAGATGATGAAACTGTTGAAGAAGATTGAAAGAAATACTGCAGTATTCCGAAAACCACAAATGTTACAAGGCATACTTGGTGGTCAAGAGCAAAGCTTTTCTATTAGTAATTCAGATACCCTTGCAGAAGCTGTTGGTACGACTGTATCTACTAACTTTTTACGTGGTACTGGATTCGGTAAAAGTGTTGGAGCTCTTGCTAAAATTCAAACCACTCTTGCTTTAGCTCCACAAGCTATCGCTGGTGCAACAATTAGAGGTGTTAATTTTTTAGCAAAGGATATCAAAAAGACATTTGCTGATGGTAAGCTTGGTGCCATCTTCCAAAGTGTTTTTGGTGGGACACAATCAGGTTTGCCAGAAGGTTTCCAAGAATTATTCGACCAACAAGAAGGTAGAAGAAAAGCAGAAACAGAACATCGAGCCGCCATTACACCTATATTCGAAGCTGTAAGAACTGGTATTGACCAACTTAAATTTGGTATTAACAATATGTCTAATGTTATTAGGCAATCTGTTGGATTAGACCCTATTGAGATTGGTAACGAAGTCGCTGATTCATTGAAAGAAAGTGAAGCTGCAAAAGACCAAAAAATAGCTGAGTCTAAAAAAGACGAAAAGAATTTCCGTATTAATCAAAATGAACAATTAATGTTTGCTTTTGATAAAGCAGTAGAAAAGTTTGGTTTAAAAAATGTAAAACAGACTATTAAAGGAACTTCCTTTAACCTTGTTGAATTTTTTAAGAAAATGTTGGCTGGTGGTGCCGGTGCTGTTGCAGCTAGAGCAGCTGGTGTAGGAGCAGGAATCGTAGGATTCTTCAAAGCAATCGGAGCTGGATTTATGTTTCTTGGCGCAAATCTTCCAATGTTTGCTAAAGGAGCTGCAGCATTAGCATTGATGGGCGCGTCCTTTATACCATTTGGTGGTGCATTAATGTTAATCAATAAAGCTCTTGAAGGTATGACCTTTAAGAAGATAGGAATGTTTGCTACTATGTTGACAACTATGGGAGCCGCCGTCGCAGCATTTACTGCCGCAGTTGTTTTCTCTGGTGGTAGTCTTTTCATAGGAATCGCTGCATTGGCAGCCGCAGGTGCTGCTTTAATTCCATTCGGATATGCTATGAAACTTGCAGGGGCTGGTTTAGATTCAGCTGCTCATTTATTCTCTCAATTAGCTGAAGTTGGTTGGGATAAAGTAGGTGTAGCCGGTGATGCAATTAAAGATTTAGCTGTATCATTTAGAGACTTATCTTTCGGTGGTCTTATCGATAAAATTACTGGCGGTGGATTCAGTGGATTTGTAAAAGACTTAGCAGACTTTGGTACTAAGGCTACTGGAATTACAATGCTAGCAGATGCAATGGAAAGATTAGCTACGGTAATCGAACCATTTAAAAATATGAATTTCCAAACAAATATAAAAGATTTGTTACATAATATTACAAAGTACGGAGAAAAATTTGATGGCCAAATGTGGTGGGATGTAAATATGGTCAAAGCATCTGAAGGTCTAGATACATTCTTATCCGTAATGACAAAACACTTTAGTGCTAATACTAATAATACTCCAATCGCAAGAGCAATGGCTGACTTATTAGAGAATGCTACAAATGCTGCAGAAATTTTCTCACAACCTGGAATGCTAGCAAATGCTACTATGGGAATCAGCCAAGTAACACAGGCTGGATTGAGTGCACCAATTATAACACAAGTTGGTGGTAATACTTCTAACGTAAATTCACAAACTCAAGTGATTCAAGATATGCATATCAATAGCAGAACGTTAGAATACGTATTGAAAACTAGTAGATAAAAAAAAGGCCACCCGAAGGTGACCTTTAGTCCAATTCCTAGTTGACTTATAATTGACTTATTCTTGAGCTAGTTTCGCAAAGAACGACATAGCATCGTCGTCTTCTTCTTTCTTAGCTTCTACCGGAGCAGGAGTTGCCGGAGCATCTTCATAAGATACATCTTCGTCTAGAATAACAGACTCAGCTGTTGTATGTGTGTTGGAGATTTCAGTCTCGCCAATAACTTCGAATAGTTTCTTTTTCAAGTCACCATAAGATTTGTATTGTGCTGGGTCGATATACTCACCAAGGTCGTGAAGTGCACCATAGACTGCTTCTAGTTTAGCATCATCTGCTCCTAGAAACTCTGAAGGGCTCGCGAACTCTGACTTATCGTAGTTACGATAACCTTCGACTTGACGAATCTTCAACTTGAAGTCCGCACCACCCCAAAAATCAAATGGGTTGACTGGTGTTTCATCTTGGAACTGTGGCTGCATCACATCCATAATCTTGTCAAAGATTTTTTTACCATACTGATAAAGGAATACTTTACCTTCATTTTCTGGCGCAGACGGATCGCTTACGACATAGATATTAGATACATAGTGCAAACGACGTTTACGATCGCGAGCTACTTGTTTATCTTCTTCTCTGCCAGAGTTCCATAATTGAGAGTTCAGTTCTGAAACTGGGTCATCTTTACCAATAGAGGTAAGTGACTTCTCAATGTACCAACGACCTGTTGGGCCTTTAAACCCGTGGTCCCAATATCGAACCCAAGGTACATCTTGACCTTCGGCTGCTGGAAGAAACCTAATAACGGCATATCCGTTACCAGCCTTATCGACTGTAGGTTTCCACTCACGTTCGTCCTTATAGGACTTCTTCTCTCCACCTCCTGCTGTTTCCGCCGCAGCTAACAATTTTCCAATTGCGGTGTCTCTAGCTGCCTTCATATTTTGGAATGACATATTTATTATCTTTCTATTTGTATTTGTTTGTATGTACTGTAATATACACTGTATTGTTTAAGTTGTAAAGACTTTAATTGCAATCTTTTTCAACTTCTCTTTATTTATCCACTGGGATAAAAAAACTCTATTATTTTTATAGTGTTCCAACTTCTGTGGCCACTGTAAACTTTCTTGACAGTTCTTCTCTGCTCGAGCTACGAAATCTGTCATCATATCTAATGCTACAATTGTAGTCAAAGAACTACATCTAAAAATATGTGGCATTCGATGCGGTTCTGCTGTTAATATTTCATCAAGTGTACCTTCCTTTGCTAATACTTTTAAATCAGCTTCAAATGAATAAGACTGAGACTGAAGCCATTTGCTTAATATCTTATAGTGTTCATCAGTAAACTCAGTTATATGTGTTTTACCATTCGCAGCATTTGAATATGCGTATTGAATTAGATGTTCACGATTTGGAAAAGCTTTTGCTAAACCTTGATACTTCCATTGGTTCCTGTCTCCACCATATTTGTTATGACTAAACCAAGGCATCTTATATCGATACTTAACGGCGTCGTAACTCTTTGTTCTGAAATGATGTATTACAGAATTGCAAATACACCATGCGGTGTATGGGTCTGATTTAATCAAAGTGGTAATGTGTTTCCTTGTGTATTTGGTATTACGTTAAATCGCATTGCTTCTGCTTCTAATTTTGCTTTCAGCGGTCCTTTTACTAATTTAGCGATATCATGTGGGTCAATCTCATGTTGCTCACAAACTTCTAATAAAGCTTCACTATATTTCATACCATCTGTATGTACTAATAAGCAGACTTTTTCTGCTAATGATTTTTTCGTAAAAGCCACTGGTACTTCGGGTTTATTTTTTGCCATAATTCTCCTATAAATTTAAGTCTTTATTATACCAAATAATATAATTAATGTCAATCTCTTTCATATATTATATGGTAGATAAAAGAGCATACGAACCATACAGAGACAGCTGCCATTATTACCATAGCCATCTCTCCAAATTTTACTAAAAGGTACTGGATTGTATTTATATCATTATTCATAAGGCAAAATATCCTTTATCTGTGAAGGTGAATAACCTTCTGATTCTAGTAAATTTATTACTATATCTTTATCCACCCAACCATACACTTGGTCGAGGTTTGGCTCGAGCTCTGGTATCTTTCCAAAGTTATCCGTTCCACCTTCAAAGAAAGCTACTTCATAACTAAAGTATGGTCCTTTGTCATGCTTTGGGTGGCAATAGTGGTACTCACTTGCCTGGATTGATATCTGACCACCGCGGAATTTTACCGCGGGGTTTCTTGGTTTAAAAACTTTATTCACTTATTTTCCCTTTCCATTACGATGGTTACTAATGATATTATAGAGCAATGAATTATTATCCACTGCGCTGTGTATTCAGTACTAGGAAGAAAAGAATTTATCCCTAGGCAGATCGCGTTTATCGCGAGTATTATATTTAATATTATCTTATTAATCATTTAGCTATTATAATTCTACAATGTTCGTTAACTCTTCCGTTAACTGGCTGTTTATTGCCTTTCAATTTATCCCAACTCTTTACTAAGTCTTTAGTTGCCAATACTGATTCAACTTGATTGGCTCGAACTGTAAATTGTTGGCTTTTATCTTTATCAAAGTCTTTAATACTTGTACCCTTAACCGATAATCCATTTCGAGTAAGAGCGGAGTACTTCTGTAACTTGCGTGTCTTTTGATTAAATAGAACTACATGTATCGCACCAGGAATTTTAGTTGGTGATACATCAGAGTTCTCTTTATCATAATTCAAATCGCGAACTTGTAATCCCGCAGGCTTTACTTTCTTAGTTCTAACAATGGCTTTTTTGTTAGCCTTTTCGTATTTACTTACGTCGGCTTTCATTTTTTCTAAAGTCTTTATCCATTTGTTTAGTTCACGTTTTGTAAGGAAAGAATATCCCTCAACCATTTGCTCACATGTTTGTTCATAAGCTTCTTTGGCTTCTCCGATATATCGGTCAAGATAGTTATGAACGAACTGACAACCTTTTGCAGGAATATTAGCTCCGGCTAGTAGTGTTGTAATATGTAATGAAGCAATGTTCTTTGTGTCTTCAGTCCAATCGTCAAGAGCATAGTCAATATGAGATATAACTTCCGCATCAACTTTTTGTTCTAATCGTTTCATTGGTGAAACAACTGGTGCTTTTGGTTTCTTAACTAGTGCTGGGTCTTCTTCTACTCCAACAAAGTTCAGTGACCTTGCTTTAGAAATACAAGTAGCAATATTATCTTTTAAATATGGATTGGCATAAGGCATTCCGCGATTAATCATTCGAGCAATCTTTGAAATAGTTGTTACTCCTACCTTTTCGCCATACTTCTTAATTAGCTTGATATCATCTTTTGTGTAACCATTATTAGTCATGTAAAGAATTAAATCTGGTATCAAATCCTTTGCAGATGTATAATATGCATAGAATCCTAGAGCACTGCTAAATTTCTTTTCAACCTCTTCTGGTGATAATAGACTAACATCGTCCCATGTTGGTTCGGTGCCTGTGTACTTAGCGTCTTCCGCTTTTACTTCTCCTGTTCTTGTAAATACTGCCATTATAGATATGTTCCCATTAAGTTAATTTCATCTTGAATATCGTCTTCCGTTACCGGTAACGCGTCATAAGCGAAAACACCTTCATTGATGTTGACTTTGCCACCCTTTGGGGAAGCCGCTGGTTCTCCAGTCTTTTCATTGTACCAACCTAAATCTTCGTCGTACAATATTTTATCTTTCTTTGGTCTTGCCATAATATAATCCTTTGGTTCTTGATTCTGATAATAGTATACTCTATTAATCGTTTCTTGTCAAATTAAATCTATCAATAAATGGGTTTAGGAATGGGAATGCCACTCTAAACAATAAATACGATAAGTGTAATGGTACTACTAATAGTACACATAAGAAGTCTATTGAAACTTTTACTAGCTCTTGAAAGCTTACCCAAATGCTAGCATCTACCCACTGTATGTATTCTTTAAAATTCATTTATTGATAATATTGTTAATAGTTTCAACGACGGATTTTAACTCGTCGCGCACGTCATCTTTATGAGATGCGTAATGCCCCATTGCATTGTCCAACATTTCAACTGCAACTTTAGCAGTTGTCGCGCGTTCTTTTATAATGTCCGCGGGTTTTAAACTTGAGTTCCTACCCATAATTTGTAGGATAGCCTCAGTTTGTGTTTTGTATTGATTTGCCATAATAAATTATCCTAACCTGTCTGACCAAAAGTCATCTTGAGCCTTTTGGCCCATGCCAGATATTTCATACTCTCTTTTAGAGAGTTCATCTCTAAAAGGCCCTGCATCTTCACCGGTGATAATACATTTACCAGCCAGTATATATGCCCTCCTGTTTTTTCCACCATTGATATCAGTTAATGCCGATTCAATAGCAGGTGATTTTTCTGTTGGGTTAAATACTTCCTTAGCCATTATTAATACTCCTTTGATAGTTACGTTCTAATTTTGCGCCATACTCCGCTCCGAACACGGTGGCTAAATCTTCTGCCGACATTCCAATGTCTTTACGATTATAGTTATAATTTACTTGTGTCAATGTATCGACTAAATCATCGGCCTCTGCTTTGGTTTTTGGTAATTCAACTGTTATACTCATAATATATTTTCCAATCTTTATATTCTAATACTACCCGACAATTTTACTTTTGTCAAGACCTTTTTCAATAAATTCATCAATTATTTTATTCACTGTGGCTGGTTCCGTATCATACGGAGAAATTCGCAACATGTGTCTTTCACCTTTGGGTGTTGTTATAAAATGAAATGCTTTCACATTATCCGGTTCTACATCAAATTCAATCAAAACTTGGTAACCTTTATATTGCCACTCTATGTCGTTATACATTATTTAACTCCTTGTAATCTTCTAAAATGGAATCCATAAGGCCTCGAGCATCTAGTGACATCTCACAATAGTTGTGCTTCGACCATTTGATAGCTTCATCAACTGAAATAGTGGTTTCTGTTTTGCTGTCGATGTCAACCAACACCCATATTCCAACTGCATAATCTAAGTAATATTTAATATATTTGTCGTACATATTTTTACCTTTCTAAAATAACATATTCACCAAACTCGTTGTCAAATCTGGTAATTAAATTTTCATAATCGCCTGACATCAACTCTTTGGTGAGGCTCTCAATTTTATCTTTTGTGTATTCGAGTTGAGTTGCCAATCTTCTAGCGACACCAATCAAATAGAAGGCGTTACCTTCGGGCCCTGTCAAATCGAGGACGATGTGTGGTTCTGGTTTTTTTGCTCTTATCATAATAAATTAGTATGAAACTCCTGTCCAACGAACAGTTTCTTTTCTTAACTTTTCGACTGAATCGTCGATAACATTTCCTCGAGCGAAGTTTCTCGCAGGAGCTCTCCAACTGGCGGCTTTCAAGATGTCGCCATATTTAAATTTCTTATCGTTCTCAGTATTAACGATGAATCCCCAAACCGAACAACCGGTTTCTATCTTAATATATTTGCTACCTTTTTTCTCCTCAAGAGTTGTAGCGAACTCATAGTACATCCTTTCTCTAGGAACGGGAGAATCTTTATAATCAATCGCGGATGCATCCATCGGTAATTTTGAAAACTTTTTATAATCTTCAGTAATTAGACATTTTATTAAATCAATGCCATCATGCATTGAACGACCTGGTTTGACTAGGTCGTGGTCGTCTGAGAAATCTATTCCGTGAACGGTTGTTGTATCATCTTTTTTAGCGTCGGTCGCGACCCAATTTACTGAACTCATATTTTTTAAATTATCCTTTCCCTTTTTCATAATCATATTATACCATATTTGGGCACTATTGTACACGGCTTTTTTAAAAAAGTGCATACACAAGTCGTTGACAGCAAAGGACTTAAGTTTTTAAGTAAAAAAAGCATAAAAAGTGTGTAAGTGGTACAGCCGCAACGACTTATATCACTTATACACAATATCGGCCAAATGGCTTTCGAACTTTTCGATTACCTGAACCCTATTTGGCCAAAGAATGTATTCTTTATCGGGGTTTTGTTTTAGATTAGCCAATAATGGCTTGATTGCATTATGTAGTTTCTTCAATTTTTCTTCATTTGCTGAAGCCGTACTGGAAGCTACTGTTGCTTTCTGAGCTACTTCTAATTCGCTCTCGTTGACTGCGGTAAACCCGAAGTCATCTATTGTCCAAAATTCATCGGCCATAATGTTATTTCTCCAAATCTAAATTACTTCTATGCTTATCGGTAATATGTCTTTCTTGAATTAGAATCTTCAATTTCATATCCAGGCGAATCATATCATTATCTAAAGCTTGTATTTGTTTCTTTAGTTTACCAAGAGAACTACCTGCAGCGCTAAGAGCCGGTTTGACCTCTTTTGTTACCCATTTCCATATATACCAAATGAAGTAACCGGTTAAAAGTAAGGCAATAACAGGGAATCCGTAAGTTCCGATTGTATCTGCCCAAAATGTAAAATCTCTTCCGCTCATACTTAGTCGTCTCTACAATCTTCTTTACCTTCTGATGCCGCTACTCTTTCGAGATTTGGCTCTACATTAAATGCTGAAGAAAATAAACAATCTATTTTTACAATGTCATTATTCATAACATCACATTTGTTTTCTAATGATAGTAATGATGCCGATATACCATCTATTTGGTCTTTTACCTGCGCTAAGATAAATTTAAGAATTAGAAATAGGAATCCACCTGTTGCTAAAGCTACGGTGATTGGTACTCCTACTTGGTTAATGAAATTGAGTATATCGCCAGTCATACTTATATTTATACAAAAAAGACCCCCATAACACAATATTATGAGGGTCTAATCTTTCTTTTTCTATTTAATTAGAATTGGAATGCTAGACCAAAGTCTAGGGTACCTTGCCATGAATCGTCTGTTCCACCAGCTCCGGTAATGTCATTCTTTAGATAATTATACTGAGCATATAAAGCATCAATTTGCAGTCGAGCAAATCCAAGTGTATATGTGTAATCATTATCAAAACCGAAAGAGCCACCGATAGCGCCTCCACCGACAATATCAAATGAACCATTTGAGAATAGCAATTGTTCAACAGATGCGTCAACATTGCCTTGTGAATCTTCATTTATTGCTGCGTCAATAGTTGTTGTGAATGCATCGAATAATGTTAGGTCATAACTACCTACCAATTCATACAGATCGTCTGTTCCGTCAACTTGACTTAGCTCCACTCCCGCACCAATGTCACCGATAGGGGTACTTAGTGTAGTACCAACTCCGACATATAGTTCAGTTACATCTGAATCAACATACTCTAAGTTACCAACCAGACCAAGCGCCGAGAAGACGGGAATGTCTGCTGATAGTTTATAATATAGAGAATCTTCTGCGCCACTATAAGCACCAGAGTCGATTCGTTTTTCATACTTGCCGATTTCTCCATCAAACGTTGCAGCTTCTGCAGAGCTTGTGAAGAACCAGATACCAAAAATCCCAAGAATTGCGATGATTGGCCATTTTAGTGTTTTTATTGTATTCATATTTCCTTTTTGTGTTAAACGAAGACACACCGGTGTCTTCTTCTAAATTTGTAATTATTCCCAAATAGCTTTGTGCTTATCGCTTTCCGCCGGGTGTGAAATAGAACCCGATGATAGCTCCCAAAGTTGTAATCGAGACGAGGGCAATGTGTCCTGTTGTGATTGAGGTTGTGACTCCACTATCGAGTGGCATTTTGAACAATCCCCAAAAGATGTTGATTTCTTTGAACTGTTCGGGTGGTACAAAGGTGACGAGGTCAACATCGGGGTAGATGGTGCAGAGTATGGAGATAGTTGCAAAGTTGAGCATGCCGATAAGAGCGATGAGGCGGCGAGTAGCACGGGTAAACAACGAAGATTCTTTATCTCCTGCTTCTCCAAAAACCGCTTTTTGAAATGCAGCATTACTGTTGGCCATTGCCAGGTCTCTGGCCAATTCTCTTTTTGCTTTTTGTTCTTTTGCTTCACTTGCACTTTGTATAAACCCTCCAATAATCTTGAGCATTGAACCCATTCCGGTTGCCCCAAGAGTTGATAATAACATTGTAATTAGCCCAAACATTGTAAATTAGCGGTGGTTTAAAACGGCCCACCGAACCGGTTTAATCTTTACCAAGATGCTTCTTCCATTTAACTGGAAGGTCTTCTATTTTTGCATCAAGCTCAGCTGCGGTTTCTTTAGCCTCAGCCACTATTGCATTTACCTTCTTGATGTTGTTTCGAGCAACTAAGACGCCGACAACAAAACCAACAAGGAATGTTAATATTAATGTAATCATAATAATTTTCCTTTTATGTTATTTTCCAAACACCCAAAAATGCGGACATAACGGTGTATGTATATGAAACGCAAAATCGTGTGAGAAGAAAGTTAAGATAAGAAAAACACTTGTACCAGCAAGAAATGCTTCGACTGGGTTTTCCTTAACGTATTTTACAACTTGTGTCATAAGTTACCCCTCTTTATTCTACATGAGCATCGGAGCACTCAACTGTAGAACATGCTTCTTCTTTGTGGCCATCGCAATCGTGGTCATCTCCGCAAGAACCGCAACCTTTGATTGCGTTCAATAAGATTAATACCACAACGATCAGTCCAAAAAGAACCTTTTTATTTTTTAGTAGTTCTATATATTTTTCCATAGTATCTGTTATTTATAGAAGATATGCCGTCCAATCACCGCAGTTTTTTTCATACTTTTAGCCCAATATGGGGTATCAATATAGTCTGCATGATAGTGGTCAGCGCCCTTCGCGTAGTTAGTTGTTCTTCCTAAAATGTTTTGAGCAATCTTCCAACGAGGATGTTTCTTTGCTTTTGCTATTTGGTCTTCTACAACCATTCCGTTCCAACAAGAGAATTGCCATTTCTGTAAACATACTTGAGCAGGTGTTTTCTTTCTCTTTTCTGCTCGAGTCATTATTACTTCGTAAACTGCTTCAAGAGCTCCTACATGATATTCACCACCTGCTTCTAAAATAATAGTGGCCACTACAACATCATTATCAGTATACGCCTGTGCTTCACAACTTTTCCCGCAAATAATTGCGCCCATCAATATAATCCATGCTAGTATAATTTTCATAATAAATTGGTACCCTTACACGGATTCGAACCGTGGTTGACGCGATGAAAACGCGGTGTCCTAACCTGACTAGACGATAAGGGCATAAAATTCTTAATTTTCATATATTCTATATAATAACCCATTATTCGGCTTGTGTCAAGG